GCATTTGTATAAGAGGCCTTACTTTATGCAGATTTTTATATTTACAAATTATAACTACTTGCGCCATCTAATTTCAATTCTTGGTTTGTTTATGAGTTACCTCTTTGATCTAATGAGCTTCCTCTTATACTGCCACCATACTTTGTATAACTGGTTGTATTTGCTATGTTTCCTTATTCATTTTACTCGATAACTTTCCTTATCTGTTCGATTTATTTATCTGTTAGTCCACTTTTCATTAAAAGAATATCAAATTCTCTTTGATTTTGATAATTATTAAATGCGTTTTGATAAGCATTGGCAGCAAAATTTTGTGTAAATGTGTTTATGCCTTGTAAAGCGTTACCACTTACTAAGCCGCCAGTTGCATTTAAAGCATTTTGAACTTGACCTTGGCCTTGTTGTAACTGAAACGCATAATTAGGTGCTAAATTTGCTTGTAAATCAGCATTATTAAATTGATGTGTAGCATATCCTGAGTTAATTAAATCGTTTAAAGAATTAGCGCCACTAGCTCCAGCATTAACATAAGGCTGATAACCAGCAGCAGCCTGTCCATATCCTTGATTAATTGCATTTTGAGAAGTGTTATAACCTTGCCCTAAAGCGCCTGTAGCTGTGTTATATCCTTGGTTATATCCAGCCGCACCTAAGTTATAACCATTATTAATTTGGTTACTAGCATTTAGATAGCCTTGATTAACATTACCAATTGCAGTTCCATAGCCAGTATTAATGGCATTTTGAGCTTGACCATAACCTTGATTAACTATGCCATTGGCATTAGCGTATCCTTGCTGTGTTTGGCTATTGGCTTGATTCAACCCTACAACTTGAGTTAAATCTTTTACAATATTTCCTACAGCCGATGCTATTGAGCTCATATATTCTCCTAATGCCTAATTATCGTTTCTTGTAACAATTTAGTAAATACTTTGTCTATAGGTTTACAGCCTAAATACTTAAAAAGACTAGAATTATCCGTAGCAAACTTAGTGCTATATAAAACCAAATCCACTCCAATGCCTTTTAAATAATCTTGGGCAAATTGAAATAACTTAATGCCATTTCTGCCTTTTCGATATTCAGGCTTTAAAAAATAAATATCTTCATGCGCTGTAAGACAATTCTTAGAGTGCATATGATTAGCCACAAAATAAACAATATAACCAACTAACTCATTTTTATCTTTTGCCGTAACAAAAACCAATTTACCCATGCGCCATAAGGCTTCATAAGCATCATAATCAAAATCATGAGGAAATTCTTTTAAAGTCTCAATTTCATCATAATGGTCTTTAACTGCTATTTTAAAAGCAGGCAAGTTATCTAACCAATTGTCTATTTTATAGGTAATCATTAATAAATCCTATACCAAGCGCTACTTGTAAAGATAAAACCTATTCCTTGGCCACCAGCAAGTGAGCCAGGTGAACCATTTAATGTCTGCCCACCATTAGGATTAACAGTAAAAGAAGCAATTGGCTGATTGGTGCAAATAATGTTAATTTGCCCATCTACAGGCGTAGAAGGCATTGTTACTGTATATCCAGTAATTGCACCAGAACCATTTAAAACAGCCACTAGATTATTGCCAAAAACATAACTGCCGCCATTAGATAATCCAATCAAAAGATAGGAAAGCGACAATGATTGAGTTGTTTTTAAAGCAGTAAAAATGCCTGAAGATGGCGTTGTAGCGCCTATAGTCGTGCTGTCTATGGTAGAAGCTGTAATTGCTATACCAGAATAATTTCCACCTGTAGCACCGCCTCCAACTGTAAGCGTTGATACGCTTGGGTTTTGAAGCCATTGTTGCCATGGAACAGTAGGCAATTTTCACCTACCGATGCTTTTAAATTAGCCGAAACAATAACAAACTTTACAGGGTCAGAAGTAGAAACTTCATAAATTCTGTCTCTTGCCCAACCTAATCTGCGCCAAATAGCACGATTACTGTATTTACCTTGTAAACCTACTGAAGTCCAGTTTTCTTTTGTCCATGTAGAGCCACCGTCACTAGAAATTCTAAGCATAGCTTGAGGATTTGTGCCTTGACCATTTGAAAGGCCAACTCCAGGCTGAAACTGTATTTGGAATTCTTCAAAATATTGTCGCTGTAAGTCGGTAACAATATGGGGACATCTACGCAATCTGCGTATAGGTGTACCAGCATCTGAATATACGCTATTGTCTAAAGCGTATAAATAGCCATTTTGATAGTCGCCAACAATAACCTTGTTTTGAAAAACTGTAGAACAATTTGACCGATGGCGTTGAAAATTGCCATAAACATCAGTTGAAAGCCATTTGTGCCAAAACTTGGTTGTAGCATCATAGACCCAAGTTAAATTAATAGATGGAAATGAACAAACATAAAATTCATGACCTTCTATTTGGTATGTATAAGCAATTGCATCACTTATCGTTTGATTAAGTAATGTATTTTCAACAGCATGGGTTGATATTCTTTGGGGCAAATAGCCCTCAAAAGCCATAAACATAGCTTGCCCACGATTATTTTTGCTTAAAAAGGCAAAACTTCCAGCAATTCTAGCTATTGAACCTTGTGCAGCGCAACCAAATTGCGAGTTAGAGCCAGGAATAATCTGAAAAGGAAATGGAAATAAACCAGCATCAGTCCAAATTTCTGATGTCCTGTCGCCCATTAAATATATTTGTCGATTATTAACAATTAAACCTACAAGATTATCTGAGCTACCAAACTTTGATGCAAAACTTAATTGTGGCGAAGCAGTAGATAAAGCATTAGTAGAACCATATAATTGACTGTTTCCACCTTTGCTGTAGACTAAATAGTTATCAACAATATCTACAGTATTTGCGCCAGTAAAACCACCATCTGTTCCTGCAATAACAATAAAACTGGTTAAATTGCCATAAGTGTAAGAATAACGATTTACGCCATCAACAACCATAGCTTGAATATTGTTGTCCTGAATTTGAACAAAACCAATATTGGTTGTTAAATAACCCAAAATAGTAGCTGAGTAATTAGCATCTATTAAATAGACTGTATTCCCTACTACTGCCATAAAAGTATTACCATCTGGCGAAGTATGCAAAGCTCTAACAGAAGCATTGTTTAAAACATTGGAAACCGTAGTTAGTCCAGGAGTAGGATATAAAGCTATTACGCCTCTAGTACCTTCAGGCTTAGTCGGGTCAATTTCAGGATACCAATTAATACATTCTTGGGCATCTTGATAAATAGATGGCGCTTCATAAGCCCCACCAACGAATCCAAAATCAGCCATTAGCCTGTGAACCCACCGTTAAGAATCCAACCAGCATCTTTAGCTCTGCTAGATAACATGGAATCAGGAAAACTAGCAGTCATAACTGGTTTCATATTGGTGCGTTTTAAAGTTGACTTAGCTTGGGCTGCATAAGCATTAATCATGGTTATTTGAGTCTGAGAAGCCTTGCCATACATAGGCATAAGTCTTTCGGCTAAACACCATCTAAGAGCCATTGAATAACCTTGGGGAAAAGCTAAATTCTCATAAATATCACCATAAGTGCTAAAAATAGTAGATGTAAATAAGTGCATTTCGCCCTGAGCAGGATTAGGCCATACAGTTAAGTTGCCTGATTCTGCGCCAGCATTGTAATAAAGAGCTTTAGGCCATGGACCATTTAAAGTCTTTAAGCCAATTTGATTGTAGTTTTCAAGGGCTAAAATAGCCACTTGATAATCTAAGCCGCCACCATAAATAGGCTGTCCATTACTAGTCGTATTAATCCGCACAAATGCGGAATCAATGCCCAAAGGCTTCTGATAATAAAGAATAATAGGAATAGGCGTTACTGTAGCTGTCATAGCCCTGCTGGAGACTGTTTGGCTGGCACTTACTGTGTATGTACCAACTCCACCTGAAGCGCTTAAAACAGCAGTTATAGTCGTTCCTGAAGTAACTCCGCTACCGCTAATAACTGCGCCAGTTCCTAGATAACCAGTAGAAATAGCACTTACTGTTAAAGTTGTTCCTGCAATCGATGCCGTAAAAGCAGGCGCAGGAGTCGTAGCATCTACATTTAATCTATATGTACCAGCTTCATTTACATTACCACCAGCACCAGTTAAAAATTCAACAATTTTAGTGGCTACGCCATTGACTCCAATACCACTAAGGGTTTGCCCTAATGCTACTGCACCAGTTGTTGCATTGGTTACAGTTAAAACTTTGCCTGAAATTGTTCCAGTAATAGAAGCACCAATGTAATTTGCTGTGCTTGGGTCAGGACCAATCGTATATTGAGTTTGACCAGAAATGAGAGGGAATACAATTTCCGTCACATTGTAAATCATCATGCCTTCATTTGACCATTGGTCAATGATGTCATTAAGCATATCAAAAGCATCTTGAGCCGCATCAGCAGTTGGAACTTCACCAGCTTCTAATGCTCCGATGTCTTTTAATGCTCTAGAAATAATATCGATTGGCGCTGTCATTTTTTACCTTAAATTTTGACACTAAATGTAGGCTTAACCCATGATTTTTTTACTACATCTTGCGTGTTATTTAATTGTTTTTCCAAATTTGCTTCAATAATGCAAATATCATTAACAACAGATTCGGCTTTAATCCAATTAATTACATCAATTTCTGATGTTTGGTCAGTCATTTGACGAGTTTTATTTGTAAATGTCCAAAACCCTTCGGTGGAAACGGAATCATTAGTCACGCTATATTTTGCTTGATTAATAATATCGTTTTCAGCGAAAACATCAAGAATTTTCCAAATCATGCTGAAGCTACCTCTTTCCAAGATAGAGTATCTTCATTCCATTCATATAAACCTTCTGGCTTTGGTGTAGGTGCTTCCCAGATATAGCTTTCAGAGTTTAATGTCCAGCTAGGAAAAGGACTAGGTGCTGCAAACCCTGTGCCATCATAAGTGTAGCCAATGCCAGCATAGTTCTTGTTTAGAGCTTCTTTGCCGTCAGGTTGACCATCAATACCATAGTGAACACCGCCTCTAGTGTTATAGCTAGTTTGTACCCAACCATGACCTAATACACCTGTATCAATAAAGTCTTGTTCAGCAACAATGACTTGAGTTACTACTCCGTTTTCTACTTTTGCGAAATGCGACATTTTTGCTCCTTTAAGCTGTGTATGTACCTGATGCTGTGTAAGTTAAGATTGTGTTACTTCCGCTAGTTGTTACTGTAGGTGAACCTGTGGTTGTGCCTGTGTATTTAGCAGTTGGTATAGATAAAATTACTATGCCAGAACCACCTGCACCACCACCAACATTTGCCGCACAATCTCCTCCACCGCCACTTCCAGTATTAACTGTTCCTGCAAAACCACCTGTTCCTAATGGAATATTTCCAACTCCACCAGCGCCACCACCACCAGCGCCACCTAAACCTCCTAAGCCTGTGTAAGCGCCACCGCCACCACCACCTGCATAG